ATCGTGGAACAACTGCAGGTTGCGATAACGTTGAACACCGCCAAAGTGATTGCGAACAATAAATGTCTGATCAAACAAATCAAATCTACCTAAAAGAGTTGAGTCTACAAACTGCATGATGCTGTATACCTCTTCAGGTCTACCGTTTTCAATAGGTGTTCCTGTTAATGCAAACCTAATTGGTACACTGGCAGATAGTTTCTTAACAGCCTTAGACCTCTTTGATTTAAAGCCCTTGATTGCTGTGGCTTCGTCACAGACTATGGCTCCCCAGTCTTGATCTTTGATCAAATCCCAATCTCCTACTACAGTCTCATAGTTGCAGATGACGTAGTCGGTACGTTCTTCCCAGCGTTTTGTACGGACTGCCTTAGAGCCATCGATCACCGTGGTAGAGGAGTCAGAGAACTTCTGTATCTCTTTCTGCCACTGGTACTTCAAACTTGATAGGGCAATCACTAATACTGGCTTTGTAATTACATCGTTGTCTTTTAACTCCTCCACGGAGGCAATAGTCATGCAGGTCTTACCCAATCCCATCTCATAGGCAACGAGCATCTTCTTGCGTTCCACCATACGGTCTACAGCCTCTACTTGATAGGGCTTGAGTGTTCCTGTGAAGGTCATTGATTATCTATCGCAGTTGGTGCAGTTGCTAGAGACCCGCATAAAGCGCATTCCATATCTAGCATGTACAGAGAAATTTCTCCGTCCTCAAAAATTGCTAGTACTTTCCATAGCATTGATCCGCAGATGCAAACATGTAGGGGGCGATCTTTATCTCGCAAGTCCATCATAGATACGCCTCCTTGCCATAGATCATATCTCGTGCTGTCTCGATGCTCTTGTGTATGTCACTCTCAATCATGTCACCAACATCCTTTACATCGATTCCTGTGTAATTAAAGTAAGACAATTCAATCCCATACTTGCGAGCATGACCACGCATTTCTTCTGAGGCTTTTTGTCCAGCGCCATCGTTATCAAATGCTGCAATAACTCTTGTAGCACGGCGCATAATCTTTACCTGCTCAACACTAGGCATCGCTCCGTATGTAGAGATTGCACTGTAACCAAGTCCAACTAATCTGACCGCATCGAGTGGAGACTCAACAACGATAAGTGGTGCATCCTCTTTCAGTATCTGTACATTGAAAACTGTCTTTGATTTCTTAACACCTTGAGGTTGATTACGAAAGAAACGACCACGAGCACCCTTCTCTTGCCACCCCCACAATGAGAAATCATCGGGGTCTCTGATAGGGAGTATCCATGCAGTGTTCTTCTCATCCCACAACACGCCGCAAGTCTCTACAGCGGCTACTGTCAAGAATCTTTTTCTTAACTCAATTTTTGGCGGAGCAACATATACAGCCAAACGAGCCTCTGACATTCCAATTGGATGTGCTTCGGCTTGAATGTACTCTGGTAACTCCTTGATGCGTCTCATCAATGCATCAATCGGCATATCCTCTTTGTCGTTTGCGTACTCACGGGCCTCGTGGTAATCAATGCCCTTGATGTCTGCAACGAGTGTGTAGATGTTCCCTTTGTATCCGCAAGAGAAACAGATGTGTGCGCCAGTCTCGGAGTTAATCCACCAAGAAGGATTGTGATCTTCTTTTCCTGTGCGCTTCTTATGCATAGGGCACAAACCATTAACCTCAATACCACGCTGTGCATACAGTGGGAGGTCTAAGGAAAGAAGAACACGCTCTACATCAATCACATGCGGTTCCAATTCGAACAGTAAACACACTTCAACATCTCGTCTTCATCGTGGAAGCAGCCAGTTTCCCAGCGCCATGTGAGCGCTGTCTCACTAGGTCCACAGTTACGAGATGCAACAATCTTTAGTAAACGAATCTCTTCATCTTCCTCTACTGGCTCAAGACCAAGGATTACATCTGAGTCCTGGAAGAATGAAGATGAATAACCAATTGAGTCGGCAGTAACTTTTCCAGCACGCATCTTCCACAACAGAGTCTGTGTAGTAATGATTACTGGCTTTTGAATTCTTTGGGCTAGACGTTTCAATCCACGAGTGATGTTAGTGATTGCTTGTGGGGTATTCATCTCGCCACTTACTTCATCAAGCATCAAGTACACACCGTCTACAAATACTATGTCTGGCTTTGTCTGTTCAATCTTTGCAGCAAGTGATGAGACTGTAATTCCGTTGACAGCATCTACTAAATGGAAAGAGTGTTCTTTCTCCATCTCGTTGAGTGTGTCTATGTAGCGGGCCTCTTCTGCTGGTAACAACTTTCCACGACGCAGACGTCCGTGTGAGATGTGTGAACGCATCGCATCGTGACGTTGCTGTTGTTCGTGGTTGTTCATCTCAAAAGATTGGAACATAGGAATTTTTCCACCTCTGTGCACATTGATCGCCATCTGTAATGCAATCTGTGATTTACCAGTTTTTGGTGGAGCAATAATTGTAATCAACTGACCAGATTGTAAACCTGCCGTTGCTTCATCAATCTTTGCAAACCCTGTAGGTATACCTAAGAAGGTTGAGTTCTGTAGAGACTGATATTCCTTGTAGCGTTCCTCTGTGTTTTTTGTAAGATCGATCTCGTGGGTTCCCAGAACACCTTGCTCATTAACCTTGGTGATTGTTGCTTCCATAGCAAGCAGAGCAGCATCGTGGTTGTTGTCCTGTAGTTGCTCGATTGCATTCTCAAGACCTTGACGAGTCAGTAGTCGACGACGGAAATCAACAATGGTGTCAAGAAGGTATTCAATGTTGTCTTGTACATCTAAAACTTTGTAATTTGGATAATGATCTTTTACTGTTACAGCAGTAGGTACTTCGCTGTATTCGCCGTAGTGTTTACGGACAAAATCCCAGACCCTCTTGTTGTCATCATCTAAGAACCACGCATTAGTCACGCCACGTTGTAGCGCTGGAATAATGTCTCGATCTCGAATGACCTTGCTGACTAAGCGATGCTCATTGTCAGATGCCATTTAGTGTCCCCTCTTACATATTGTCTATTTGTACTCCTGCTGATCCATATCGTGCAACTCGTCCTGGGACATCTATAACGCCCCGTAGATTAGCACGGTATGGGATACCAGCAACTAACTCGTCTGGGTTCTCGTAGAGTTGCCAGTAGTTAAATGGATTGACCACACGCTTTTCTAACTTGTCAAACGCCTTCTCAAGTAACTCTTCAGTCCAACCGTGATCTTGATAGCCAGCCAACTCAAGTGATACCCCGTAGTTGTTTGCAAGTTTCCATAACTTGTTAGCGTTTTGAAGATCAATGTTACCGATCTTGTATTCAAGTTTCTTTGACAGAAGTCTTCTAGTTTCCTCTTCAACCAATGCAATTACTACATCGGTAAGGCACACAACCTGTAGGGAGGAGACATTTGAGATGTCCCCGCCTTTCATATGACCTCTACTTTAGCGTACTTGACCACAAAGTCACGAAACTTCTTTGGGTCATCGCTTGCCTCTACTGCTAGGTCCTCAGATACTTCTGAAGGAACAAGTATTGAGTAGTGACCTTTGTTAAAACGCATTTTGTTTTGAACAAATAATGCGTGCTTGCATGAGGCTGTCTTACGCCACACAGGGCAGTTGCATCGTGTTCTCTTTGATTCAGTATCGACTTCAACTTCAAAGATGCCAGCAGCCTGAGCAGAGATAAAGACTTGAACGGTTCGCCAATGCGATTCCATACTCATACCTCTCATTGGGCTGCTCTTAGGTCAGAACCAATGATAGGGACTCGGATAAATGCTTCGTGGGCGAAACTTGCCATGGCTTCTTTGTACTCCGCTTCCCAATCTTCCAGTCTAACATTTGTAGTTACAATTGTCGGTAGGGACTTGTCGTATCTTAATCTAAGAATCTCATCAAATGAACTGTCGTCATACTTACTTCCATACTCTTTACCAAGATCATCGATCACAAGTATGCGAACATTAAGGAAGTCCAACTTCGAGCGTCCGTGAAAGCCATCAAGTTCATAGATCATATTGCGCTTATCATCGTGATCCGCATCGAAGGTGGACTTTTTACGTGATAAGAACTCTGGATATGTCATGTAGTAAATTGGACGAGTTCGTAATCCATAGTCTGAGATAGTCAATCCAAGAATCTTTGCGGCCTCTGCATCGTTGTCAGGAAGTCTGCGAACAAACTCCATGGCAGCAACTACTGCGTGAGTTGTCTTTCCAATTCCTGGACCGCCATCAAAGAGCAGGCCAACACCGTTGATACCGATGTTGCCAATCTGCTTAACGACATGACCACCGACTGCATCATCGATCCACGTCGCAACCTCGCTAGGAAACTCTCCAGCCCTGTCAATTATATCTTGTGGTTCAAGACCTAGAAAGCGACGTGGGATATTTGAGGTACGAAGTAGCCAGTGCTTCTTAGTCGCAGATAGCGTGTTGATGTCGTACATGATCCCCCCTCAGGGTTACTACTTGGTGAATGTGAATGCGTTGTCAACCTTGAAGGTTAACGAGCCAGTAAAGGCTGTTGGCTTGCCTTTTGCATCAAGTGCTCCAGTTGCAACCATCTTTACTGACTTGCGAGGTGTGTGCTTAAGGACTTGCTCCTTGACCCAACGCTTTGCAGCAGATGCGTTCTTCCATGCTGTGTATTCGCTGATGCCCTCTGCAGGTTGCATAGAGTTAACAGACTCTCCAGCAGGACGTTGTGCACTGACGATAGCAAGCCATCCGCCAGCCTTCTCGGTGTTGAGTGTGATCGTTGCTACAAATGTTGCTTCAACCTTCTTAGCCATTGTTCTTCTCCTTCAGTAGTTTTCTTATTTGCTTTTGTAAAAACATGTTCTCTCTCCAAAACAAACCCATTACAGTTATTGAACCAGCAAGTGCAATAATTATTGCAATCATTGTTCCTGTATCTAAAATCATTTAGTTGCTCCTAATCTTTTTTCGTAACGCTCTAACTGTGCACGACCAGAGAGTGAGTTCTGGAAGACCTTGCCATCACTGGCGGTTAGGGTGGAGACCTTAACAGATGTATCGACCTTAGCATTTACTTTGTTTAGTCCCAAATTTTCACGGGCCTGATTCATTTTCTTACCAAAGGATGCTAGGTACACCTTGTAGAGATGCGGGGCTTCATCGCCAATGCTCTGGAAATTGCGCTCATCTGCCATAAACAGTTTGA